GCTACAGAGAAGATAGGTTTTGATAGACTACTTAAACCTGGCAAACGTACTATCATGGCTGCTCTTAAAAAGGGTGGGTGGGAAGGGGCACAGGAAGTAATCGAGACAATGGGCCACAATCTTCTGGAATATTTTGGATATGATTATCGTAAACCGAGCGACATTCCAACCGCTGTCAAAGCAGCGTTTGATCATATAATGGATGGTTGGCAAGATGCTTTGGTCGGTGGTATCGGTGCCGGTGGTATAGTCAGTGTTGTTATGCCGGGTGTGCGGGGCAAAGAACTCAATGAACCAGACATAATCCCACCCACCGTAGAAGAACTCACCAAGAAACCGATTGAAGAAATCGAACCGCAAACAGAAGATCATGCCATAGGATATCAGTATGGCCTTACTAACGAACAAGTGGATAGCAGACTTAATGAAGCAGAACTGAGGTATCGAGAACTACAACTCAAAGATAAGCGAACCCAGGAAGAATTTGAAGAGTTCGTTCACCTTAAAGAAAACAGAACTAACATCGAAGCTCTAATAGAACAAGAAACAAAACCTATAACTCCACCTAAAATCAAAAGGACACAGAAGAATCTTTTGGCATTAGGTCACAAGATAGCACGCGAGGCTGAACTCAGTGATGAAGAATATCGTGACTTCGCTGAGATAGTGACTGGTAAGCGTTCTATGAAAGATATGTCTAAGGCAGAACGGAATGAATTTGTATCAGCCCTTGAAGAATCTTATGGTACACCGAAAGAACTGACTCCTGAAGATTATGATATGCCTATTACTGTTGCCGGTAGAGCAACTTCAATGCGTAAGATTTTTAACGAAGTTGGCAAAACTTTAGAAACACTTGCACCCAGGCGTGAAATACCAGCTGTTATCAAAATAGGTTTCGGTGAAGATAGCATATGGCAACGGGCAAAAAACTTTGCTACTGGTATTGATAATACACCACCTTATCATCTTGCGAGAATACTTGATAGCGGCATGGAAGGAATTTTTTCAGAAGTGCTTGATAAAGGTATTCAGCATGGTGTAGAAATTGCGGCAGGCCATGGGCGGCAAGTTACCGAAGTTCTCCTTAATAGATTACAAGAATTAGGCGTAACCGATAATGATTTAGCCAAAATGGGAAGATCTGTAAATCCAAGATTTCGGACTCATCAAATGATTAGCGAAGGTGCGGCTACTGAAACTTTTACTGAAACAATAAACAATCAAAACTATGAAATGACTTGGGCTAATTTAATACATATTTATCTATATAGCAATCAGGAAGCAGGAATGCGGCACATTAAAGGCGGTGGTCTGGTAATACATGGAAACATGACGGGTAAAATATCAGAAGAACGTATAAACAACATACGGCAGAAAGTAGAAGAGAACCCAAAAGCTAAAGCAGTCGCTGATACAATATTAGAAATTGGAGAAAAAATTTGGAAGCCATCAATAAATATGGTTTCGCAACGAACGGAAGGAAAAGATATAGCTACTGAGCCTAACTGGTTTGGTCTTAGGGTTTTTATGCCGCCGAGATTAGCTGGTAAAATTAGAATAGGAAAAATGGGTCAATTCGGTGTCAATTTCATCGAAGATAAAGGCATATTTCACGATAGAACTAAAAATACATTGCCATTAATTGTAAGTGATGTTTTTAGTGAATTTAGTTCTTTTGAAAATGCTACGGCTGAATATGTTGGTTTGGCTGAAGCTACGCGAACATCGAGAACTTTACTTAACAATTCTAATATAGCTACGACACTTGATCAAAAAGGATATGGTCGGGTGCGTCATAACATTCTTGCAATTCACAAACAAGCACAAAGTTTACCGGTATCAGAAGGTAATTTTTCAGCATTTTTTGCAAGGCGTTTACCAGCATTATACCGTGCAGTTTTGCACGCTAATCCAGGACTCGTGGCCAGTCAGAAAACATCAACTTCTAATTACGGTGCTTATGTCTCGCCGAAATATATGAAAAATGTAGTGGCTGGCTTAAGCTGGAAAAACATACAGAGAACATTAAGGTTATCAAACATCGCCTGGGATAGATTCCATATGGCCCACAGCAGTCTCGCATTAGGGGAAATGGCCCAGTCTGATGCAGTATTACGAATGTGGACTGGTGGCAAAAGCTCTGATATAAATAAAATGGGATGGGCGATAAAAATGGCTGATGGCAGTGCCCTGGCTGATGGTATGGTCATGGCCTGGGAAGAATATCAAGACGCACGAAATGATACAATAGAAGGATTTTCTGCCGAATGGTGGGCTAACAAAGACGTAGATAATATGCCTGAAATGAATATTGAAATGTGGGAAGAAATTCAAACCAAAAAGGAAGATGCAACACCGGAAGAAAGACAAATAGCTGAACAATGGAAAAACCTTGTTACAAAACGTGCTGAATATCTTTGGCAAAGGACGCAGCCATCATGGGATAAACATAATAGGTCATATCTTACATCCCAAAAAGGTTTAAGGCGGGTATATTTACTTTTCCGTTCTTTCCATGAGAAATCACTTACAATATTTAATGAAGCTAAATTAGATTACGAACATAGTTCAAAAAGCCTTGATGATAAAGCAAAGTTTGTCCAGAAGGGCGGTGCCGTTCTCACAGGTTATGCTGTCAATAAATTTATACGCCTTGCTATGGCAGCACTTTTATATAGAGAGCGTAAAAGTATTGTTAAGATTGGCGAAGAGTTTTTAACTTCTTGGATGGATATGTTTCCTGTATTTGGCAAAGCCCTTAAAATAACAGTCAATAGATTTATAGATACCTTAGCAGGAGAAAAAACAAGTTATATTGGTGAAGCATTAGAATCGTTTCCTGTTAGAGTAGTTAATATGGCATTAAAAGCTCCACCAGATATGGCAGAAGCAATAGCCCACCTTCTCAAAGGTGAAACTGAAGAAGCCGAAGAAGCTTTTATGCGTGGTATCGGCAGACTTGGCGAAAATGTTGGAATGTTATATGGTTATCCTGTTCCCAGAGTAAAACGCCTTGGGGCATGGTTAGAAGAGGAAAAAGAAGGAAAACCAACAGGGAGACGTGCTCCGGCTAAACGGACTGCACCAAGTAGAAGGAGTCCGAGATGAATGACCATGATTTGCTTGTGAGGATTGATGAACGTACTAAAACGATGTCTAAACAGTTTAGCAACCATATCAAACATCATTGGATGGTGACTATCCCTGTACTCGCAATAGCATTAGGGTTGTTGGTTGCTCTGTTGACTAAGTAAGTTCTCTTCTGGTATTTCTTATATCGTCAATGGCCTTGTTCAGTAATCCTAATTTTAGGTATAGCATATCTTCAAGGCAATATAATAACTCATGTTTAACCCTATCATCAAATTCTGATATTAAATGAATTGAAACTCGTACATCTGTTTTTAACCCCACAACATATTTTCGCGGCCTATCAATGCTCAGCTGTACCATTAATTTTAATTCTGGAAATTTTTTGTCTAAATAATTTTGTATTTTGTTTTTATCCATCTTTATTCTCCTATTAGGGCACGCCCTGCTGCATTATTTATTGGGATGCCTTGACTCCATAGAATGATTGTTGCGGGTATTTTAACTTTAACTTCTTGCTGTCGAAGTGTCTCATATAAATTTACAGCATTTTGAATTACTTCTTTCGGCACTAAACGAAATTGCCCATCGCGGCACCATAACACAGGATTAATTTCTCCACCAGTTAATGCATCGAGAAGGACTTCGGCAAGAAAAATTGTATCACCTGATTCTTTAATTGTGTCTATATTCATCCCATATTCTCCTTAATTTACAATATGAAGTGGGGTCGTCCCCACTGAATAACTGATCCCTGGGTGTGCCCTGGGAAAATGTGCCAATCCAATTCCCCCAACATACGTCCCGCAAAATCCTGATACCGTAATGGTCCCGGTACGCGATTACAGCAACGTACCGGGTCTTACCATGTGCAGATGTAACTCGTATAATCCAACCAGGATGCTCGGTGGGGGAAACAGGATTGAACCCCCCGAAGAACTCAACCTGGCCCTCGTACAGTGCCCGGACTATGGCTGGCCTTGGACAGTTGTTTTCCAGCCATAGGATAATGTGTGTGCGTGATTGGAAGTGGACTTGTTTCATAGTGGTTTTACGTTCTTATATATATTCATATTCCCCCAATGCACGATCCCGCCAGTTTTCAGATCTATGACGATCACAGGCTTATCATTATTTCCAATGACAAAATCCCTAAACGCATTATCTATTCTTAAAATCAATCGATCATTATCATAACAATGGGTAGCCAACCTCGCCACCGGCACCGGAATTTCCTTCGGTTTCTCCAACGCCTTAATCGCCTCAAACGATTCTGTGCTGATAGTATTTAACGGCACTATCTTGCCGTCTACTTCTGCTGTGATTTTAATGTTTGGCATAGTTTTCCTTTCTGAACATTTTTGACATATAAATTGACCATAGCCATTGTCAGTGTAAAATATCATGTCATCTGCACAAAATAATCCTTCACACTGTACACAATGTTTATGTAATGCGTATTCACTTATCAATCCACTCTCCTTTTAGCCTTAGCCACAACAGCCTCGACCTCTTCAGGACTATAATCACCCTTACGTTTCAGAGCACGACCAATAGCGGCACCACCTGTGAATCCCGCAAGAATACCGATCAAACTTAACGGTTGATCTTCGCTACCCACAATGATGCCTTGGAGATATTCAGCTTCTTTAATGTTGGCATTGATGAAGCCAATAGCATCACTGTTAGCATGATCGTCATCTTCAGCTGCCCGCAGATAACCAATCTGTTCTGTTCGATGCTTGATGATAATCTTGGTACGGAGTTTCTTCACGTTATGCAATGAATCAATTTCCTTGAAGCCATCGAGTGATCCTTCGACATATTCATAAGATTGTTCCGTTACTGTAGTTGGTGTCACCCGGTCCATCATGGATCGACAACTGATGACAGCGAGGGATGTGATACATGCTATTACTAATAGTAAGTTTGTCTTGTTTTTCATTTCTGTTCCTTTCAATTATTTTTGGTAGGACATTCTTTACATTCCCAAGGCTTACCATGACCTGTAGACCATTTATGGATAGTTATCAAGAATCTAAAACATAGAATTTTTACCCATAAATCATAGTCCCTACTATCATGGTCTTCACGAGAATCATAGCGAAAATGCCAACCCACATAAACAGGCAATGCTATAAAACCATCAAGAACACGACAGCGTCTTACCCCTATACATATTTCTTGTTTATCATTGCTGACTAATACTTTATACATCTCATTCTCTCCTAACTAACTTTTAGGCCGACCCAAGTACACTGAGTAAACCCAGTCCTGTAATTCCAGACCCTTATATGTATATTGTCTCCTGTCACCAATCTTAGCACGGAAATCTATAATGGTTGGACAGGCTTGTTTTAACCAACGACCGAAGTAAATATTATTGCCAGCTTTGTGCCCTGTCTTGACACACCACATCTCCCATGCTTCGTATAACTGACTTTTGGTTGTATAAGCATCTGCACTTTTAACGCAACACTCTTTTACAAATGCTGTCACAGGTGCAGTTATTTCTGTTAGCTGTTGTAAGAGTGGTTCAGAAGATTTGGGCATGGTGAATCGACCCTGTTCCCTAAGATCTTTCAAACCTTGTAAAGCAAAGTTAATGAGTTTACCACCACGGGCCTCTTGGCGTAACCGATCTTTCAAAGTGAAATCTTCTCTGCCAATATATGAATTGGGAAAATTAAGAATTATAGATCTGGCCACAAGTGCTTTAGCCGGGTCTGAAAAACCAGGAAGATCATTCATAGCGATAGTAAATCGACAAGTCAGATAAAGATCAAACGGCTGTATATATTTGGGATTCACCGTGATTGAATCTCTACCAGTTACTTGTAATATCGTTTGCAACGCAGCATCAGCTTCACCTCTTCTCGGTGTTCTTGCGTCACCAAGTGTGGCGGCAAGTTTACCTATAAGCGAATACAGTCCATGTGTATTAGCCAACGCCTGAAAGCTTGTAGCATTATACTGATTTTTACCGAGCATACTATGTAGTGTTTCAAGTATTGTACTTTTGCCTGATCTTGCATCACCGATGAAAATCATTAATTTCTCTTGTGTCATATCCGGCACGAGGTTATAACCGAACCACTGAGCCAATGCCTGAATACATTCAGTATCTTCATTGAATATCTGATTACAGGTATCTGTATATAGACTGGACCAGGCGTTCTCATCGAAGGCGTAGGGGAAAACATTATAAGTGAATAATCGTGGGTCGGGATTATGCAATACAATATTATCCTTCATATACTCATTTACATCAAGCATACCGTTCTTGAAAATTATAAGGTTATTTGGGTGCGGGTGTTCTTCTTTATCGAGCCATACAGGGGGATCTTTTTCTATCGGGCACCATCTATTCATAGCATCGATGATGTCGTTTACTTTAGATCTGGTAGGTTTATAAGGAACTATATTCTTCACACCCATAACATTTGTTTTTACAAATTGTTTACCCTCAAGAAATTTATATAATTCCCCTTTGAATAATGCTACAGATAACTCTTCATAGTGATCTTTAACCCACTGCATCCACTGACCACGATAATTACGAAGTATTGGTATGCCATTAAGCATATGTGATTCATTCATAAACCGTTCAGCAATAAGAAAAGCCACATCATTTTCAAACACATCAGGATCTATCTCTTTATTTTCGTCACCGTGTTCACCAACATATTCAAACAGTGAAGCTTGGGTAAGGCCATGCTGTACCCACTGTCGCGTGTCTTTAATATCTTTTGGCGGGAGTATACATTTAATATCTTCAACTGCATCTTTGATGTTAAGAAAGGTTTTCTGCATTCCTTTCTTACCAGCACCAGCGTCATTGTCACCTATGATCCATACTTCGTGACTCGTAAGAGGCATTTCTTTAAGGATGTCCATACCCCCTTCAGCAGAAGGCCGACCAATAGCAACGAAACCGAGTGACGCGGCGGCACATACATCACTTGCACCTTCGACAATGATGATGGGAAGTTCAGTTTTGGCAATAACTGCTCGGCCTGTTTCCAGTCTTTGACGGCTCGCATCAAGGATATGGAGCCAACCGGAACCCGGCAATTCTTTAACAGCTTTGTTGCTAATACGACTACAAAGAACCGCAGAAGGATTCTCTGGATCATCGGATGAAACCATACACCAGTCCGGTTTTCCACATATAGGACATATAACACCCGCGTCTGCGATCCGCACCCAATGGAATTTCCCTGCTTCATATTTTTTATCTCCTATCGCATGGTCTGAATTGTAGGCGTAAATCAGACCACGTTTAGATCCGTGTTCCATAAATTTCTTGCCGCTGTGGTATCGCTTGAGCAAACCGATGATGTCACCTTTGGCATCACGCTCGGCGAACACCCAAGCATACTCACCAGGATAATAACCGACACCGAGTGTTTCTAAAGAAGTTACAGTGACACCAAGTTCTTCGGCAAAGTGCTCTAACATGCCAGTGATGACATTATTTTTGAATACTTCAAATTGTTCGGCGAAGGTTAAATTCACAGTTTATCACCTGCTACCATAAGAAGGACTATCCATAAAATTATAGCCATCGCTATTAACATATAACCCATATCACACCTCAAAAATAGATGCTGGCGGGCAGGGCACCAAGGTCACGAACCTTGTGACGGTCTTATCTCGTATGAGCGTTCCGCAGTATGCCCTAAAGCATTCCAGCCGCCGCCAGCATCACACATACATATCTTAAAACTTAGCAACACTCTCCAACGTCTTATCCCTAATCATCACCCACTGTTCCGGGGTGACATCTTCTGATACAACATCAGGACCAGCAATCTCGGCAATAGCACCATGCCACACTTTACCGATCACTTTATCATTGATAGAAGGATCACGCAGTTCTACAATAGTATTCCACGCTTCGTTCATAGTACACGCAGTTTCATCTGGCTTAGCCGGTGGCACTACAGCATCTTTTGATTCTGGTTTCGGTGGTGGACCAGCAGGTGGTGCTGTTACAGCATCAGTCTTGGCCTTAACCTTAGCCACAGCAGCTTTATTCTTTGCTGACTTAGCAGCCATCTTTTGTGCCTTTACTTCAGGTGAATCAGGTGCGGTATCATCGGCAGGTACTCGTGCTGGATGTGTCTTAGCCGGAGCTTTGGCAGCAGTAGCTACGGGTTTCGCTGTTGCATTCTTTGCACCCATAGCAGCAAATTGTTTATCTAAGCTCTTTAACTCAGCAGCATCAAGTTTACGAAGCTGCGTTCCTGGCTCAGCATCATACATATCAATCCAGTTGACCTGATATGGATAGGTGGCCTCTTCATAAGTATTCTCACCAATCCTGACCTGAAACTCAAGATCGTCATACTTGCCGTTAGCAAGTTGTATCAATGATCTGCCATCCCAGTTGAATACTTTCTTGACCTGATCCATACTAAGCGTGGGTCCAATCTCTCCACCCTTCTTTTTAATGGCACCATAGAGGCACAAGAATGCAGTGATCTCAGCTTCACCGACACCCTCTATGCCAGTATAGTCAAACCACTTTCCTTCTTTTACATCGTAGACTTCTGTAAGGAGAACTCTTGCATTGAACCACGGTAATTCTATGTCAGTACCTTTCTTCTTTCTTTTATCAACGCCGTGTTCAAGAAGTTTACATCTGAATGTTCCGATTCTGTCAAGTCCCATGTTTTACCCTTTCATTAAATTGTTGATTTCCAAAGTATTATTTTCTATATCCTTTTTAGTTTTTTCTAATCTTGTACATAATTTTTCTGTCGGGCGTTTAGTGATTCGATAACATACAAGTAATTGTTCTAAAACGTCTACCCGTTCCCAAAGTAATTTAACTATATTCATCTCATCACCCTTTCAATAAATTTTTACACTTAATACATACTGTACAGTCAGACGGTATCGGTGTACCACAAGCACACCGTGTTAATCCGGCAGCATCTAACAGTTGGTTCACATCTTTATTCGTGACTGATTCTGGTACAGCATCAGGTTTGTATTTCGCCATGAATGCTTTGAACTGTTCGTCTGATAAGATCTTACGCTTATGCTGTTCTCTTGCTATTAGTATCGACATATGTTCAAACGCAACACGGTCACAGGCTGCTGCTTTGCCGGAGTCTAAGTGGCAGTATTTCGCTTTAAGCCCACTGTTACAAGGACACAAACTGTTTCTTTTAGGCTCTGGCCCTTTGAACTTTATACCCATGAGCAAATTCTCCAAAATATTTTATCTCTGCTTTTCGCCGGGCTTGCTTAGCTTCTTGTCTTGTTTTGAATCTTCCAAGATGAATTGATTTATTATTAAATCTAATATGAGCTATCCACCCGCCATTATAAAAACCGTATCCTTTGCCGCCATTATTAAAATGGTTTTGTTGAGGTGTGCAAATTCGCAAGTTGTTTCGTTGATTATTAAGTCCATTACGATTTATATGATCTCCTTGCCGTTTATCACCAAAATCAAGACCTAAAATTAAACGATGCATTTTGAGAAGTCCTCTTGGTTTCCATATGCTACGACAAGCGTACCAGATATTTCGTTCTTTATGAGCGTGCCATTTCCACTGATTTAACCATTCAAAATCAGCATCATCAACTAAAGCATATTTACCTTGTGTGAGTTTAATTTTCCTCATCTGGTCCTTTGAATTTTATGCCCATTAGTCACCACCTTCCTGAGCTTGTTTGGGACAATCGTCTTTCTCGCAATAGTCATTATAGCGAGTAGGAACTTTTATTTTGCATTTACCAGAATCAGCAATATGTTCTTTACATTTTTTATGCAACCATTTTTTATATTCTTTCATCACTCACCACCCCCTTCCTTTGGAATATCACGCCATGCCTCATCGAACAGGAACTTCCAAATTGAATCATCCGCAGGATTGTCAAATGATACTACAGGAAATCGATACGGAATAGTCCGTGACTTGGCTTTATAATGAACCTCTGGTGCGTGAACATGAATAATCCTATTGCCGGTTGATGTAGCCTTGGCCACCTTAGCCTTTTCACTATCTTTAGCAGCTACCACGCCCTCATTACTAATCTTGAGCACATGATCTGCCCACTCACACCACAGGCCCCAGATCGCAGGAGTGGCACCATGCTTAGGTTGTAATTTGGGTACATCACAGAGATAATCTTCACCACCGGCGTTAGCAATGGAGATCTGATTCATCTGGCAAAGAATACATACGTTTTTGCCACGCCTGATCAGTGCATCGAAATCTGCAAGAGGCAAACGCATGGTGTCATACAGATGGCGATAGCCTTTACCCCACCCATATTGTTCGATGTTCTTCATCAGAGTACCCTTGTCACCCGTGACATTCTCCAACATCCAAACAAGTACCCAATCTTCAAGTATATTACCAGTATCAACGACAAGTGTTTCATAATCATCAAGAAGATCAGGTTGTTGTGCAGCCATTCTGAAATCATCGAATGTTTCTATACCGGGAATGTATTTTAGTTTTTCACCAGTGACGGGGTGCCGAATTTCACGGCCACCATCGTCAAGGCCAGCAAATACAGGTGTGGGCAGCATTGAGGCAAGTGTGGTTTTACCCATACCTGAATCGGCATACTTAATAATCTTCTTGCCCCCATTATCATCACCCCAAACAGCTACTTGGAATGTCTTATTGACCGTTTTCTGCTGCTGTTGTTTGGCGGCTTTCGGTTTTGCAGACATCACAGGGGCAAGAGGGGCTTTTGCTAAAGGTTTCTTTGGCGGGGCTTTCGATAATGTCATCTCGTTCTCCTTGTAATTTATGGTATATTTCATCAACTTTACGGCTGGCACAGTAGTCGACCAGGTGGATTAATTGTGCGAAGGCTTTTCGGTCTGGGGATGGTATATTGTCTGGTCTGTATGCGGGATCAGTTGTCCATATCCCCATGTGGCCAGCGATTCCTGCAAGTATTCTGGTGCTTACACCCTCACCAGCATCGAGATCTAACATCTTCTTAACCAACGTCACTCCATGCGTCCCTGTCACACCTTGTTCAAGTGAATAGCCTTGTGCGTTTAAGCCTTTGCCATTCTTGAGCATGTCATGTAACAGGAGTGTTGCGATAGCCTCATCATACAATAAGTGATCAGGGATATTATACAATTCCGGTGAGTTACCTAATGCTCTTAACAATTCAAGTCCCCACCACACAGCGAGCTTGGTGTGTCGTACCAGACCACCTACACCAAGTGATACCTGCGGATGGTATTTGCCTGTTGTGCTGCACGGACAGGTCCAGAAGTAATCAGGGCAGAGTTTGTCGAAGCAGTCGATGACAAATTGTTTGATTTCTTTGGTGTGTATCTGGCTTAGTTCATGTGCAAATATGGTTTCAGCTTTGGTCATGATTTTAATTCCTCTTCAAGTTCATCATGTGCTATTTCGCCGCCACAATTAGCCAATGTCATAGCCCACTTCAAAGCTGCTCGCCAACCTTTTTTATATTTTTCCTGGGTATCGAAGGAAAAATCTTCTGCATCTTCTCGCATTGGTAATTCGATATACCACTTCTCAAACTGTTCCATCACTCACCATCCTTCCTAAATATACATTTCATACCATCAGGCACATGATCCTGATCGACAACCTCTCGGTTATAGCACTGTTCTATATAATCACATCGGAATGTAGCTTCACACTGATGTTCATTAGTATAGAACCTACCTGACCTAATCATAAACTGCATGTTCTGAGCTATATCATAAAGCTCCTGTTCAAACGCTTTCAGTTCAGCATCAGTTCTGGTAAGCTCTACACACCGGAAGTAAAACTCAGGGCGTTCAGTGATGTCTTTGAGTAATCGAGCACCGAACATATCAGGTGTTTCACGGATGGTGAAAGTGCCTTCTTTGGCACCGGGTTCAATAACTGTTGACACACCATTTACTTTTCCACCTGCTTCTAATTTTCCTATTCCTGTTTCTCTTTGGTTCCAATCCCCAAAAATTTCAAACTCTTGCCCACAATACATCCCATCAGCCACAAACTTCTTACTGTCACCCTGAGTGAGTTTCTTCGGTCTGATTGTCGGCTTATGATATACATCGTACTTAACTGTGTTAATGAGTGGACCACCTTTTCCACAATTTTCACAAGGGTGTGACAAATGATTAAGACAACCGGGATGTTCACATGGTATTTCTTTTTGTTGCATCCTTCTGGCAGCATAGATATACATAGTAGTCTGAACATCGAGGTTCAAGTGACCCCAATAAGTCGAATCAGGATCAATAGACTTACTGGTTGACTTGTGTTCCTTGACAGCAATACCGTTGGCAACTTCAATCAATTTATCTATCCGGCCTTTGATAAATACATCAGGTACAGGATGTCCAGTCTGGGGATTGAGTAGTGGTAGGCTGAAATATTGCTCAGTAGCGACAACTGGTTCGAGTGCGTCACCGTAATGCCAACGATAACCGGCAAGTGCATGAAGTAATGTCACTCGCTCGGCCTCTTTAGCTTCAGGATCGTTGAACTCTATGCCCTCATAAGCCCTGTTCAGTACACGGGTTACGACAACCATGATGTCATCGGGGACTACGTTAGTGTCTTCACAGATTACACAAGGTTCCGGGTCCTCGTGACATGGTGCATTAGGACAGTCACTCCCCGGCACCAGGGCAACAGTTTCAAGTAGCAGATGCCAGTTGGTCCCGATGCGTTGTGACTCTTTATCTTCAATCGGTCTGATGCCGTAGACATATGCATTCCTGAATCTTATTGGGCAAGCCTTAAATGCACCGATAGATGAAGCTGATAGGATTAATTTTTTCATTCTGGTTTCTCCATATCAGTTTCCCATTTAGTGCACCTTAAACACCATCGCTGATAATACCTGTGGTTAATCATAACCCATGCTCCCCACTTGTGTTCTTTCTTTAGCCAACAAATAATTGTTCCGATCATACTTTCGCTCCTAAACTGCGTAAACTATCTTCAACTAAGTCTTGTATATCACGAAGTGAACTTATCAACCTTGTTCGTATAAGTCTGCGTAAATTTTTATAATTTTTTGTTGATTTCACATGACACCGTAATACTTCTCGACCACTTATATCGAAATGACTACTTGTATGTATGTCAACAAATGCAATAAAAAGTTCTTCAAGAGTCTCACGGGATTGTATTGGTTCGGATATGTTCAAACCTGCAACAATGCCAAAATTTTCACAAATTTTATCAAAACACCTTCTAACATTTTTGCCAATTATTGGCGATGGAGTTATTGGCCGCGTAATCATATCCACTCTCCCATAAAATGCTCTAACTCTTCGACACCGTGCACCACAAAGTATAATGAATTATTAGCACGAACATCTCTCATGCGGTCTTGCTGCTTCTTACTTTGTATACCACCTGATCCACGCTTCGTTTCAATCTCGAAGTGTTTACCCCAATTATTTTTCAACATACCATGTATATCTCCCGATCCAAGTATTCCATACGTCCCCCATTGTCCACGCTCATTCTGAAACGTACCGGCATCATGGCGATTGCGGAACACATGATGCTTTTTCAACCAGTCTAAACAATCATCTAACACATCACACTCAAGCTTCTTAGGATCAACCGGCACTACTGGGTGTGTCCGTATGCTCCCGTCTTTAGCTCCGATACGTTTCACTTTCTCTCCCTTGCGTATCTGGTGATAGGCGTTGGCGAGGTCATTGAATTTTTGGAGTTTAGTCTGACGTTTCATCATCAATATTTTCTATACAAAGTTTACGTACAGCAACCTTAACAAGTCTAACTGCACAAGTTTTACAAATTTCTTGATTTAGAAAATTATGCTTGATCTGAATACGCACCCACCATGTAGTTCTTTCTTTACTGATGAGGCAAGGCACATCTACTGTCCGGTGCATTTCTAATTCATTTTTGCGATTTTCAATATCATAACCAGTAAAATCTTTGCCACAAACATCACATATTCTTTTTTTAATCGACATTATCTCTCACCTCTGACTTTCTGACCAGTCCACTGTAGCCAATTATGTTTCTTCATGTGCTCTTCGGCCTGCTCGATACGTGCTTCAGGTTCCAGAATATCAACCCGATGAATCGCACGCTTGACTGTATAGCGGATTAGGTCTATGTGTCGTTTGAATTGTTTCATTTGATTCCCCTCATTAATGGTGATCTGAATTTAGTATCCCAAAACGCTCTTTCAAATGCTTCAGCAAGTTCTCTCGTATGTCTTTTGTGGCATTCAGCATAATATTTAGGCCATCGTTGTTCTCCAAGATCAGCGATAACAATATGCTTAGCTCGTTCTCCGCGTATCCCTATGATCGGTGTGACTGGTCCACCCTTCAACAACTCACCAGGACACACAACAGCAGCCCCGCATACGGTGGCCAGAGATCTAAGGAAGGTTCGGCGGTTCATAATCCTGTCCAATTTGGATCAGCGTGTTTTCTATGCATGATCCTCTTTATATAATGTTTAGTATAAGGTACAGAAGCATAGTAATGCAACCACCTACTATGTCTGTACCTTATTCTATTAATTAAATATAATAACCACTTAAAAGGATTCAAACTATATTTCATTTACAAAACCTTTCACTAATCTTGGCATCGATCCCCAAAGGCAGTCCCTCGGCCCAGGCCGGACCTTGTAGCATTATGTCACTCATAGTTTGCAAGTCTCTTTCAGCAGTTTCTTTCGGCACACAACCAATCAATTCATCGTAGGTATGAATTACGATTCTTATTCCAGCATCTTCACACTTCAACAACCAATACCCTAATAAACAACGACACATTGCCTGAATCAAATTCTCCGTGATAGATCCACCCCATAGGTGTCCGTGTAAATATTTAATATTGTTATCTTTAGGTGACACTGTAGCGTGACGATAGTTCATTACTCGTCCTGATGGGAGTTTCATACAAGTGGTGGATCCCTTTCTATAAAACGATAATCTGGCCGTTGGTGAAATTTCATAGGTTGTTTTTTCGTTTGGATACTTGGTGGGCCATCGGAAACACTTTGCGATTTCTTCCCAGAAGGCAGGAATGTTAGAATACTTAGTTCGGTAAATCTTAATGAGCTTGTTAATGAAATCCCAATCATATTTTCCACTGTCGAAGAGGGGACGAAGAGCATCATTCTGTCGGCAACGGTCAAAAAAGGTGTTAGCCCCCATGCCATAGCCGCACCCAAGGATAGCATCTTTCCCAAAGCCTCTTCTAATATCAGCCGTTTGGCCTTCAGGAGTTTTCTTTTCTTCCTCTGTTGGCTTCCAAACTTTCGCTTGAAATAAGTCCGTAGCGAACATAGAGTAAATATCTTCACCATCTGCAAATCCTTTCAAAAGATCATCCTGGTGTGCTACCCAGGCTAATTCACGTGCTTCAATTTGGGCACTGTCAACAATTATAAGTGTATAACCATCTGGTGCCATTAATGTTCCGCGTACTTGTGCTATCAGTGGATGAATAGGACGGCCACGACCTTTGCCGCCCAGATTCATCGGATTCCAGCCGCCTGTTCCTGACCATCGCCCGGTATGTGCCCCATAGTATTTTAATGGCATACGGATTAAGCCACCGCAACACTTAGCTTGTGAAATCATGCGGTGGACTTTGCTCTGATGTAATGGCCAGCTTGAACAGGCGGCTTTAGCTCGGCACAAGTCACGTACTTTCTCGTCCTTGTGTGTCAACAGATACTGAAAAGCTACATCGTTTTGGGCAGTAGCCGGGATCATTTGGTTCTTACCCTGTTTCATCGGTACTACTTCACCATCAGGTAAAACATCTAAGAGAATAGATGGGAATATTTTCTTAGCACGCATTATCTTCGGGATATTTGGCTTCGCCTTAGTTCTGTATCTGAGGACCCAAGGGACTTTTGCGAGATCTTCAGATAATGCCCCTTCCATATTATTTGCGATCTCCTTAGCTTGCAATACATCAAGTTTAAGGGTTGGCTTAAGATATAAGTTAAGAGTATGCCGAGCCAAGTCAAGCTCTGTACCAGGATTATCAAGCATAGGCAAAAGAATTTCGAGTAGCGATTTTTCACCTTTAATATCCCCTAAACAATATTCTTTCATAGCTTGGCGTTGCTCTGGTGACATCGTTTCCCAGTATAATCCTTTGAACTGTTTGGTATTGCCCTTAGCCGGGAGTTTGAATAGCTTGCACAGATCTTTCAATCCTTGGCGCATACGACTATCAAAGTATCGGCTAAGGTCCTCGATGTCGATAGTGTAGGGCGGGTAGATGTCGAATTTCTCTACCAGGATCAGACAATCGAACTTATTATTCTTGGCAACCACTGTACAGTTGTGTAATGCTTTTCCAAACTTTTCTTTCAGCCGCTCGATCATATAAGGCACGTAGGGGCCAGGAATGAACCGTGGTATGTTATCATTAAACTGAATACCCAAACCGGTAAAAGCAAATCGGGGATCAGTGACGTACTCAATAATTGATAAAGCATTCTTGCCTGTGCCCAGGTGGTAATCGGCACTGAAGTAACACTCAAAGTCGAGCAGCAGGGTGTCTGTTGGCCAGTTTATTTTGTTAAGGATTTGGGTTATCATTTGATCGCTTTCACTTCCACAGCCTCAGAATAATAACCATTCGATTCACCATACCACCGAATAGTCACAGTACCTTTTGTTGTGCTTAAAGTGTAAAATGTCCAAGTAAATGAATCCTGATATTCTTTGTCTATGCCTGGAGGATTTTCATCACTATTTGTCTTTTCAAATGCCTGCACGATAGGAGTATTCAATAAATCATTAAGATCTCCGCATATATCGTCCACTGTAACTGATTCACAACAATCTTGATAGTGTGACATTTCATAGGTCACATCATCTGAAGTATGAAAAATAATTTCATCAGCACTTTTGTCAATTTTAATAAGTGTCTTGCCAATTAGTTCTTCTATCATTCTATCACTCTCCCATTTCTCTTAATCAAACCCTGTTTCATCAACTTATGATACGCCTTTTCAAACTCACTGAACGTCATCTTCGTTGTAGCATATTTATCACGCAATGCTCGTTCTTCTTTCGTTGTACTATATGGCCTTGGTTTGCTGCCTTTACCCATTAGTTACCCCACCGTTTTGCTGCACCTATATGAGCAGCACACAAACGAGAACAGAATTTTTGATATTCACGCCGCCGTATAAAATGTATACCACAACGAGAACAATTAGTTTCAGTGCCACGACCCATACCAGTATATCTTTGTGTGTTTTTACTTTGTTCTTTATGTGTCGCCCACCTCAAGTTACCCGGCACATAACCTTTATCATTATTTATACGGTCAATAGTGAGGGAATGATTCGTCCATCCCGGCAACGTGCACAGATAAGCAGCAAACCATTCAGGTTGTTTAATCCATTCTTCCCAAACCTTAATTCCTCTGCCGCCATAAGCATTATAATTTATTACTAATGGATTACCACACCTATCAATAGCATGATGTACGGCATTGATAATTTTTCTTAGGTGTTTGGCCGGAACCCAATATTTTTTATTTCTGCCCATTCCAACCTCTGTTCTTAAACTTGGATTTATGGTAGCGTTCTAATGTTCCACACGGCATAATGAAATGCTGAGGTACACCATCAATGATAACCGCTGCCGATAAAATAGGTCGTTTCCGCATATGTTTACCATAAGCAAACTGCCAAGCATCAACGTCAATTCCGCAGCCTACATCCATGCCAAATGTCCGCTGATCTGGGTTTGCTGACCACTTAACACCTGACGCTGTATGACAGTGTCCCATAGACACAGACATCAGATGATCCTTCATGGCATTATACGCCGGGTATAAGCCACTCCTGCCAATGCCATGAAAATGATATACTCTATCGATGATAATATCTTCAACCCATTTCCAAGTTGGTGTATTCCATACCGTGTTGAAGTTACGTAGATATTGAGGTGGGATATTGACTGATTCCGCGAGTCGGATAACTCGCATATCGTGATTTCCTATAGTGATAATAGCGTTTGGGAAATCTTTATACCATAATCGCATTCTTTGTTTAGTCAACTGATACTCGTCATTGGGACCGGGACACATTGGATTTGCAGCATGGAAACTAATCGCATGATGATCACAAATGTCACCCTTTATGATTGTTTTGGTCGTCTTATATTTCCGCCGCAGATCTCGACAGAACGCTCGATACCCAGGATGTGCTACAGGTTCATGCGGATCGCCTATGTCGAGAACTCGGCTCATCTTAGCTCCTTAAAACAAACTGTGCAATCATTCCAACAGCAATTTCTGCATCTTTAAAGATAAACACAGGTATATGGCATCGAACAGCATGATCAAGCTCAACTTTACAGCCTGACACCACATTACCAAACGGTGCATAAATTAGAACAGCATCACAACCTTCGATTATCTTACAATCAACAGCAAGAATATTATCCCTGGTTAATACATTCATTTTATAGGCAGTGAACACAAACTCTTCCATCTTAGCTGGAACATGGATGTCTATATCAGGAGTAATATGTTCCCAAATATAATTCGCTACTGCCATCGCCGCTTCATTGTTTGTCTGCACATCTTCAGCAGTAGCTTTATCACCAGCTTCGCCTTGTATGGGATGTGATAAGTAAAATCTCATGTTTTCTCCTTTTCCAAATACGCAGCCAAAGCCGCTTTTGCTTCTTTTTCTGTTGGCCAGTAGCCAGGGGCTTCGTCGAAATTGTGATTGTTCCAACCTGTAGTGTCTTTATGGAGCTCATTATCTTTATACAAATATTCATTCATTTTAGTTTTAACTTGCCACCCACACCATTCCCCAATATCAACAAAACTTATTCTCCACCCTTCAGGAACAACGAACGGCTTAAAATATTTCTCCATTAATAAAGCCTGAAGCAATATATTGTAATTACGATCATCAGTAAGCTTTTCAATCCACCATTTTTCAGGGCGACACTTGCCATCTATTAGTTCATCGAGTCCCTGCCGGAGAGAAGTTCGATGTTTCAGCCACATGCCCCGCAAAGCTTCAATAGGTGATACACCATCCAATTTAGCTGCGAGTTTGAAATTGAACAGCTTATCATCATCAGCAGAATAATCAGCCGATTTAGAACACATCACATCTTTCATTCGTTTGGTTTCTTGCTCTACTAATTTATCGAATGTTTTGGAATCCATATTCATTCTCCTTTTAAGTAATCTAATTAGTCCGACTCTTTTTCATTCTTACTCCGTCTGTTGATGTGGCCGCAAGCGAAAGAGCCGGAGTAATAAGACTGATTAAAATTTATGTATAACATCTGCATCCATATCAGGACTATAACTCAACACTCTGCCTTTCGACTCGGTGAAACAAGCTCCCTTACCCTTCGCTCTTTGTAACGCTTTATATATCGAATCGGGAGTTGCTTCAAAATGTTCTGCTATTTCTTCGACAGACCAACCCTCAACATAATACAGGTGGTGTCGCTCTGCTTCCAGCCTGGTTAATATCGGGAAAAAATGCGGGAAAGCTTCCTCAACACGCTTTAGTGCGTCCGATATTACCGATTGGCTAACGCCCAGTTTTTTTGCTGCTTCTGTTTGGCTTAGGCTATCAAAATCATGGTGTACTAATCTTAATATCTGCTCTTGTCTCTTTGTTATAACTCGTTTCATGTTATCCCTCTATACTACAGTAGGATTAGCCCTTATTATCGATTCCCCAAGAATAAATCTGAAAATTTTGTGGATATTCTTTTATCGGACATTTCTTGACCGTTTCCATTTTATTATTTCGGTTAATCGTTGTTCAATATCCTCTATTGGAAAAATCCATTCACGCGGATAGTATTCTAACAAATCTTGAACTGTAAATATGCCGAGTTTGTTAAACAATTTTACTCGGTTCGGCCCAATGCCTTTGGTATATTGTATTGGTGTATCCAAGTTCATAAGCTCTGGCCAGCCAGATAAACTGGCCATCGCCTACACACTTGGGTGTTTTACAGTCAGAGATTTACCATAATATTTTAACGAAACCGCCTTTTAATTGCCTCTAATACAAACGTGAGGACTTGGTGTTAAAATTTATGTGTAACTTTAGAATCCATCCACGGAGAATATGTATCTACTCTATGAAGACAATTAGGTTGAAGATATATTCCCTTTTTACGCATATAATATACTGTACGAGCAGCGGTTTGCCATGTGACTCCCAGGTACTTACTGATCTTCGGATGTGTCATACCCATTACTTCGCGTAAAATATATATATCCATCTGTCGCGGTGTGAGAATAGGAAAAAGTTGTGGAGCTATCCTCTGCATCTTACGCATATGACTGTTGATACATTTCAATGAGACACCGAGCATCGCCGCTACCTGCTTTGTAGTTAAGCCGCCGAAATCGTGATGCCGCATCCGGTATATCTGTTCCTGGCGGTGTGATATGAGTCGTCTCAATGTACTACCCATTGTATTTCTGATCGCGTTACCAGTATATGTGATGTGTTTAGAATCTTCTTGAGTTTATCAACACACACCTTAACAGCAGTACCTATATGGAAAGAACTGTTAATCTCAATAATCTGGCACGGCCTGTAATTATTACCAAAATATGCCATGCCGGTTAGAATTACGAAGTCACTCGCCAGTTCCTTAACAGCTTCGATCACAGCTTTCTGTTTGTTGAATCGTTGTTCGATCTGGATTCTGTATAGCATTATGTTACCTCACTTTCCTAAAAATTCGTGTGTTCTTCGGCAATTCCCACAAGTAACCTCCTGCCTGGTTTTGGCAACTTCACCTTGATTGCCCAAAGCATAAAAATCTTTATTACAAGCTGCTGGCCCATTTTCAGGAACATTAGGTCTTGTTGGTACAAAATGTTTCTTTCTCATATCACACGTTCCTTTCAATCTTAATCGTTACATTTTCAGTTGACTGATACGCATCGAGTGCTTGTTTGAATAGTTCATGCCATGAGTTATAGCTTGAATTAAGATATATCATGTTGTCATCCAAGACTAATCCGTTCTCAATCTCATGTCCGAGATATGCCGCCAAATACTGAGCCAATGGTTTCGGCTTGTGTGGACAGTCAACGTTGTGCTTACATTCTTTGCAATCACCGTATTCGATCTCCGGTGTGCCTTGTCGTTCAGCTTCAATTATAGCTTCAGACATTATGGTTGCCATATCAGCAGACGGTTGTTCTTCCCAAACAAATTCATTGTTAGTCATTTTTTCAAACCAAGTTTGAGCTATTCTGCACGCATTTAATAAATCCATATTTTCACCTCTACTTTCTTTTGTTTTTAATATGTTGTTCCCGTAATCCAATCTTTTACTAAACATAAATGAGAATAATAATAATAATGAAGCGTATTCTCACTTCCCATATCTCCTTTCAAGTGATTTTCGAGAAGCCACGACTTTTTCATAGACCAGCTTCGCTACCTGCTCGGCATTCTTAATGCCATATGAAGCAATAAACCTATCAGCGAAGCTCTGTGCTATTCCTGGTATCGGCTTATCGAGTTTGTTACTACGTTTGTTTCGTGTTCTCATGTTATCGTTCCGCTATTCGTTTCATAACTTCTGCCATACACCACCCAAGTATAAATCCCATTACAAATTCCATAGTTCACCACCTCTACTTTCAATTAAACTCATAAGCTCCGACTGTCCGGTAATGATTGTAGACAGCCGTTGCTTGTGGGTTTAGTTGATGATCTGCACTTCGGCGTTGACTGGTGTTACCATATTTCCGCACATATCAGACCAAACGCTACCATCGCCTAAAGTAACTGCGTCTTGGTCAAATTCAGTCTTGATACATACTGTGCCTTCATACCGAAAGCAATCCCCCGCATCCAAATCTGCAAAATCTATCAAGTTCTTTTCGTTGTTCTCTCTTACTCTCATAATCACCTCATCTTTCCGCACCTGTGGTGGTGCTACCTTAATATGCTGACATCTATTTTTATAGTTTGGTCGTTATAGTCGAATGTTATCAAACCACCTATTGCGTCCACTTCTTGATTTTCTACTTTCCTTAAATCAAGTCGGTCACTAAAAGATCCGTTATCCATTAACGTATCGTAAATCCTGTCTGTGATGTCTGTAATTTCTCGTAGTGTCATATCTCACCCTGTCCTTTCCGGCTCATCGGCCTGTTCTGCTTTGTTGATAGTTGTTTCTAATTTTTTCTCGCATATTTCAAAAAGATCAGCTAAATACTTTCCCAAATCATCATCTGGTGGAAACGCATCATTCTTTAACCGCTCACCACAAATCAAAGGCAAAGCATATTTACACACATTCAGCAAAATCGCCTTATCAGCAGTATCTTTTGGGATTGTATAGCCGCAAGTCTCACAAACTACCCAGTCTGAAATAAATGGCGTATCGTAATTGATGTCGATGTCCTGTTTACCTTGTATTTCGGCTTGTTCACCGCATTGTTGACACTTATACATTCGTTACCTCACTTTCACTTTCTGTTACAATATCAGCAACCCGTTCCTGTAATTCACATTCACCATCGGCTGCACAATCACTTGCACAATCACTGTGTTGTTGACAGTGTTCAATGCAGGTTAATTCCTGTTTTGTTAATCGTGCTGATAACAATGCGTACTCGTTTGATTCGTATAGTCTGGTCATTTGATCTTCCCACAATCGCATTTATGCTTCCGGCCATTCATATCACAACCGACTACGCGGCTACATTTGACACAACGTTGTTGATTTTTAATGTCCTGTTCTGGTTTTCTCATATTGCCCTCGTTTCTTTTTTTACGAGTTTCAGCTTCTTTACACTTTTTAGCTTTCCACTCTTTTTGAGTATAATTGACTTGTTTGTTAATTACAACGCGACCAAGCCTGCGTTCCCTCTTAGTTATCTTTTTATCATCTTTGCTAACTGGCCGATACATACCTACTTTTTTAAGCTGCATATTACCACCTCACTTTCTATTACAATCATATCATATTCGTTTCGGCTTGTCAAGTGTTATTTTTGGAATTTTTCAAATAATTCATACTTTAGCCGCATATCAAATTCTATTTTTAATGCCTGCATAGATATAATTATGGATTCTTGGTCTTTTTTATTAGTTGTTTTTACGTGCGTATAGACCATAACAAGACCACCAAATGCACCTATTTTTTGTTGAGGTGTATATTTTTTTGAGCACATAATCTCACGGAATTTCACATACTCGCTTCTGTAATATTCCATTGTTATATCCATTTTACCCACTTTCCGGTTTATCGGCCAAAATCCGAAGTCCCTACGTTCGCTGTACTGGACGTTCTCCGGTTAGTTAGTCTTATTGTACTGCTCAAATACGCCACAACCATTACTGAACGTACCAAGCCTGTTAAGCCTCAGCACAAACTGGCCGATTATCTCTGATATTGTGTCCCATATTTGTAACAGCCAATGTTCGGCTAATTCAGGATACTCCGTGTTGTCTCGGACAAACACCGATACTGCTCCGCAACCGCAATATTCTGCAATACTGATCTGTACATGGTCGTTTTCAAGCAGGATTTTGTTTTCCCGGTACGGACATTTCGCCCATTGATTCGGCGTACTGATAAAAGACTTGTATTGTGATGTCAAGGCACAAATAATATTATCGCATAAGTCTTCCCAATCTATGTTATCTTCGCAAAACTCACTTGTGTCAAAATACACTATGTTATCGCCTATCGTTTCTACGCTTCGTCCCATTTTACAACCCTCCGCTTGTTTGTAGTCTCTGTTCTCGTAATTCACCGCTAAACATATCCGGCGTTCCAGTACAGAATGCTTGCCAGCGTATATCTTCGATATTATGTGCTTCGCGTTCGTCATCGTGGTATTCTTTACAATCAGTGCAAATCCATATATGGTCGTAATGTTCGTCTGGATTTACTCTAATAATACTTTCTTGACCTATATAAGACTCACAGCAGGGACATTCGCCCGCCATATAACAATCATAACAAAGTAAATCTTTGTCCTCTATTGTCATATCATCGTGGTCCGATATTTGGCCATCACATACCGAACATACTACGAAAAAATCAATAAACGATTCTGCTTTATGGGCGTTGTAATCATTGAACCATTGTAAAACGCCGGAAACGTGAACAGGATGAGTTTCTTTACTGAACGTCTCGATGTCTTGCTTGTTGCTTAAATTATAGATGTAGGTATGCGTTTCGTCTCGTTCAATAAGCTGCTCTGCATCCTGCCGATTATCAATTCCTGCTCTACCGGACGATTGTATATCGTGGAACGTTCCTTGTTTGTCGATGTAAAAGTAATTCCACTCCCAATAGCATCCATCATAGCCACCACCTTCATAACATACTAAAATGTTAGTTTTCATGTTAATCCCCCAATCCACAAGCTTTGAGAAACTTATCGCGATTAAAACGCGGGTCATCTGTTGCAAAGTAGTCGGCTAAATCCTCAACCAGCGAACGATGAAATAAACGGTCTGTTATATCCTCTAAATGTGGTGTTGATTCTTCGTTCTGGTAGATAGCTTTCGCAATCGCTTTGTAGTCTTTCTTTGTTACCATGTTATGTCCTCACTTTCTATAACAACCTGCTCTCAACATTCAAAACCTGTAATAATACTGCATCCTGCTCGTTATGCTTCTTAAACCAGTATGCCAGCCTGCCGATGTCTGATTCGATAGACGGTGCATCGGAGACAATCTCGATAATCAGAGACTTCTCTCGAACGCCTTGCCAAGCTCCGTTTGCGTTGATAATCGTGTAGCCATCTGGGAAGTGAATATCGAGACGGTCGGTTATATTCTCATAGTTTTTGTTTTCGGTGAATATTCTATATAGTTTCATATCGTTACCTTACTTTGATTTACATTTTATCCACTTACTTTGTTTGTTTTTCTGCACCATAATTACTTCGCCAGTATCTTCATCAATAGTTGGCAATGGGCCATTTAATATTATGCCGATGTAATTATCAATCCAGTTTTTCTCTTTCATAGTATTACTCCATATACTGTTAGGCGGTAAACTCAATAAGCTCTGGCCAGTATAATCATAAGATAGCTACACTGGCCATCGCTTATGGAGTTCATAGTGGCTAACTACAAACGGCTTCGATTAACATTTCTTCTTGATCTTCTGTCATACTGCCATAAGTTTTTAATTCGTATTCTTTGGCAATAAATGTTTTACCGTCAATTTTTCGACTGTCAATAGTCTCAATAGTCATAACAGCACCTATTAACGATTCATAACCCATTCCACTGTCAAGTGAACCGTCTTTGATTCCATTCAGTATTTGTTTGTGTAATCCTGTTATGCTGTTGTCTGTTAGTGTTTCGGCAGCATAACCATTAACTCCGTCGCCCCAACAATTACCCAACACTATGCCTGTTGCTTTGTGTGTAATCATTTTCATCCTCACTTTCTGTTAGCCACTATTGACTATGTAAAGTATAACACATCCCGATTAGTATTGCAAGTTAAATCTTTTGATTATGATATTTTTTATACCATTTCGCTGTTAATTTTTTACGTTCAGTCAATGTCAAAGTCTCACGTTGAGAGTGAGTCAAGTATATTTTTCCCAATAATGAAACTTTGCATAGGCAGCACGTTCTTTTATAGTTAGTTTTTTCATATTACCATTGTATCATATCCGGTATTGGTTGTCAAGTCTTAAATTCGGTCTGGGTATAAATAATCTACCCAGACGTGATAACTGTGATACTGGTCTAATATGGCGGTTGTGTCTATGTATGTCTGGGTATAAAATAGTTACCCAGACACTTGTAAACTCTTGATAGTGTTGGCCTTATGGCTGATTATGGTCTATATGTCTATATACTCTTTATAATTAGCTATTAGTAATATATAGGGATAGTAGGGTATAGGTAGCTAACCGTTATAAGCGTTAAGTATATATATATAAGTCTCTGACCGATTCTACCCAGACTACCCAGACACGGGTTATAAGTCGTTGTGTTGTAAGGATTTATATGCGTCTGGGTACGAAAATCTACCCAGACTTATATAGACATACCCAGGCAGGGTTACTCCCAAAGGTATACACCTAAAGTGGTACTACTAAAGGCATATGGTACTAATTCTAAGAAATCCGCTCTCACCCTATCTGATCCGCATAAATGAACAGCCGGTCAGTTATCGTCCCTGATAACCAACCGGCTGTTGGTGAAGTGAGTGATGGAGTGATTAGTCGTATAAACTATACTCCGTTACAAACCCGTCTTTAGATTGTGCTTTTAGTGATTTTTCTGCACCTTCTTTTGTTTTATGTATTGACCGGAGCATTGCTGTTTTAACTTTATAAATGTATAGTACCCATACTTGTTTCATTTTCTTATTCTCACTTTCTGTCTGGTCCTATTACCCGTTTGAACAACCGAAGATAATCACGCCATAACTGATTCGCTTCTGGTTGCGTGATATATCCCCACGATACTAACTGTCTTAGTCTATTGCGTTTCATGGTCTTCATTTTAAGGCCTCTCACGTTCTCTCTATTGAACGTTAGCACAACGATAGGTATGCCGCTACTACGAGTATCAGCATATCATGCAACGTGATGTTGTTTAATATCTTGTTCATGCTTATAGTATAACACACACAAGGCACAAGTGCAAGTATATTCTCAGATTATTCTCAAATTCTTTTATCGGACTGTGTGTGTGCTACTGGCAAGGATGCAAGGCTGATTCGCGAGTCCCCCGCCGCCACCCTTGTTATCGGTCGTTGGGAGTCCCTGGTCCCCCTTCCTACTCGGAATCGCCACCCCGTTTTCAGTGTTAGATAATCACTTAACAACTGCGGGACCTGGCCAGAAAAAATATTTTATATTTATTCCCGAAAAGGCGATAATAAGGGCTAATCTCACTGTAGTATAGAGGGCAGTGTTTTGTGTCCATAGATAACCCACGTTGAGAGAGGATATGATATGAAAATGCAAGAATACCGCGGGATCTTGAAGAAGTGCACCCCAGTCGAATATCAGTACAGTGATTGGATGGGTGATTGCCAACAAATGTTGGTCCAAACTTTACACCTTGGTGGCCTTGCGGTTTCTATAGATATAAAAGAGTTAGACGACAAAACAGATGATGAGATAAAGGAACTTATCAAGGATAGGATGCTTATTGCTTTACATAATGCCATAGTGAGATTATGCCCGACTTATTTCACAGGACAAAGAAAACACATGATCGAACCACTAAAAGACAATGTAGTAGTTAAACCTGCCAAAGCATCTGAAACAACTCCGGGCGGGATTATCATTCCTGATCGTGCACAAAAAGATCCTAAATTTGGTGTAGTTGAGTCTGTTGGTCCCGATGTTGAAGCTCTTAAACCAGGTGATACTGTATTGTTGCCAGGTTGGGATGATGCGACATTAGAGATCGATGGCGAAAAATATATTGTACTCGCAGAGAAAGCTATAAGTGTGAGGATCTCTGAATGAACCGCCATCAGATCGCAGACCTGTATGACAGCTTCTCTGAGAATCAACAAAACATCCCCCGTGCTGAGTTCATCAAACGAGCGATGAATACTATGAATCCGGTCAGGTGCAAGAAAATCCTTAACATAATGGTCGAGAAGAAACACCAGGGCCGGATACAGCGAACAGTTATAGACAGTGCGATTACCAGGGGAGCGTGATGGGTAAATACTATGTAGCTTATGAAGATAAAGGCCCATCGGGACCGTGTGGGCAATCAGTGGAATGCACAAGATCTCATCATGATCTGTATATATTTGATGATGAAGAAAGTGCCAGAGCGTTTATAGTTAAAGCCAGACCCAATGCGAGTAGAGTGATGCCTAAGATTACAGGATTCTGGTCAGAAGATCATGGAAATGTTATTGCGATAACGAGATGAAAGACGAACTGCTCAGACATATCAAGCCAGGTGAGTTTACGTTTTGTAGCAGATGTGGTTCGGTATGCAAACAAGGGAGCGAAGCTTTTATGTGTGTGCGTTGTAGATGCTCTATGTTTAGTAGGGAAGAAGTTACTGAATTGGAAAAACAAATAATGCTTGCCGAACAATCACTTGAGCAGAGTATGAGTGGTTTATGTAAGGCCCATAGGAAAGATCTGGCTATGTTAAGGCAGGGAGCATGAAACTCAAACTGAATCAGATCATAGAAGTTGAGTGGGATGACATCGTTACCCATTCTGTGTGGATACCACAGGACGAAGCGAAAAATAAACCGATATGTAAATGCAAGTCAGTGGGATATTTTCTTAACCAGGATGATAGAATCATACGACTTAGTTGTACTATTCAACTTGATGATAAACCGGAACGAGATTTGACCGTGATCCCGAAAGGTTGTATTACTAAAATTAGGAGATTAAAATAATGCCAGCAAATGAAACGTTTTCCTGTGATAACAGTGGAAACCGCACAGGACCACACCCAGATATTAGTGATCCGGTTCTTGGTACCGGACAGAGTGTTGTGGCGGGATCTAAGGATATTGATGGGATAATTACTGTTATCGCCGGTAAGTCATACGCGGTTACATCATTGATCGGTTCTCATATATTTGGTATTGCAACACTTGCTACAGCAACGAATATCGTGTGGGCTGTCGGTGCGGGGCGTACTATCGTAATCAGAGTTCCGTTTGGTTACACAACGTTGTATTATCAGACACCGGATAATTCGCGTAGGTTCATTTTAAGGGAACTGGCAGGATGAAAGACGATCACGGCAAAAAAGTAATAGCCGGTAAACTGCTCTCGAAATTCATCCGAGAGATTGCCAGCGAAGAATATGATGATCCGATCATCAAAGCCAGAGGTGAAGAGGCTGTGATGGTGACTAAGGCTGAAGCCATTGCAAGGCATATATGGAATGTGGCTCTCGGTTATGTAGAGGAAGTTGATATACACAAGGATGGAGTTAAGACAGGCGTTAAACTGGAAACCCACAGACCGGATAAATGGGCGATTAATATTATCTGGGATCGAATGGAAGGCAGGGTAGGTCAGGCAGATGCTAAGGCGAGTAGTGACAAGGCGAGTCTTGCTGATAAAGTATCTGAACAGGGCAAGAAACGTCTGGCCCAGATAGCGAAACAGAGTATCAAATGAAAGCGATAGCAAGATATATTATGTGTGATTTGTTTAACCAACATTGGTATGAACCAACAACCAAACAACGTTGGATTATAACAGGTGAAAATTGGGTGTGTCGGCGTTGTGGTAACTCTGTTAAATCTATTAAAGAACTTTTAGGAACCAAAGGGAGATTAACTCTTGGAAGATGATTATATAGAAAAATTACTTGATCAGGTTGAGAAAGCAAAAAAAAAAAAAAAAAAAAATATTGTGTCGAGCATAACATTGATTGGGATGTGATTGATTGTGGTTATAAACCTAAAGTAATGGAATATGCTGCTTTTGGATTGGCTTAAACATGTGTTCTTTGAAAAATTCATAGTATGATTGATATAGCAGAAAAGTTGAAACCAGAACTTGCGACACCTTTTCCAAATATACCTGAGACGTGGAAGTGCACTGAAACAGGGTTAGTTGTTCCGAAACAAGAAATACCTAATCTTAAATATAGAGAAGGTATTTTACGTGATGCCGAATACGATAAAGGTTTTCAAACTGACTTGATGGCTGCGAGTAGAGAATCTCTTTTGTTTTGGCTTAATAGTTTCGTTTTTACTTTTCATCAGTTCGATGTTGAAGGCAGCACCGGCGAGCGATATGAAGCCAAAGCAGTGCATTGTCCATTTATATCTTGGGAAATTCAGGATATTCTATTTGAGCGTTTGATTTGGCACCTCGCCAATGCTAAAGATATTCTGATCAATAAGTCACGTGATATGGGTGCCTCATGGATGTGTACTATTTTCATGCACTGGCTCTGGTTGTTCAGACCTGATTCACAACTCCTTGAATTATCAAGGACTGAGCCGTATGTTGACCAGGCCGGGAACATGAAGGCACTTTTCCAGAAGCATGATTATATTAATACATGGTTGCCCGAATGGATGTTGCCGCCGATGACTGCTGTGGGGCAGAAATATCGCACCAAGATGCACCTCTATAATATTCTCAATGGTGCTTGTATTGATGGCGAGTCCACTACAGAGCACGCGGCATCAGGTGACAGACGTTTGATTGCTTTATTGGATGAATTTGCTAAGGTTAAACATGGACGACTGATGCGGAGTGCAACGCGAGATGCGGCACTGATGCGTATTGTCAATAGCACTGTAAGTGGCCCTGGTACTGAGTACAGCAAGTGGAAGAACGATAGAACAATCATAGTATTTCCGTTGATGTGGTGGGATCATCCAGATAAAGGCAAGGGCCGTCACGTTACTCAAGATTCGGTGACAAACGCGTGGAAGATAAGATCACCGTGGTACGATGCGGAATCGGAAGTTAGATCTCCACAGGAGATGGCAAGGGAAATTGATGCCAATGATCTCGAATCTGGTTCGACATTCTTCACTGTTACCAATATCGTTAAACACATAGCGATATTCGGTAAACCGCCTAAAACATGTTGGGACATTGATTTGGCCAAGGGTGTACCGAGTGATAGTATTCCAATGATCCTGAAGAAAAAGGATTTGAAGAAGATAGTATGCAAGAGAGCAGCCAGGGGCAAACTCAAGATCTGGGTTAATCTGATAAATGGCAGGTTGGACCAGAATCTCGATTACGTTATTGGTTTTGATCTGTCCAAGGGACAGGGTGCTTCTAATTCAGTCGGGTCGATCAAGTGTCGGCAGACCGGCGAGAAGGTTGGTGAGTGGGCTGATGCTAATACACCACCGTTTGAAATGGCTCGTGTCGGTGTGGCTTTGGCATTGTGGGTTGGCGGTAGGAAGAAATTACCGTTCCTCAAATGGGAGATGAATGGTGATCCAGGTTTTGATTTTGGTAAGCGAATTGTTAAAGAGTTTCATTATCCGTACTATTACCGTGATGTTAAAGTTGGGAATATTAGGGATAAGAAAACTAAGAAATATGGTTGGCACAATAATCCAAAGTCTAAAGGCGAACTTCTTAATGCTTATGATCGTGCATTAGCTCATGGTGGTTATATTAATCATTCTATAAAAGCACTTGAGGAAGCCAAGACTTATATTTATAACGATGATGGATCGATTGGGCCAGCATGTTTGGTGGAAGAGAGTTCTTCCGCTAAGAAAACACATGGTGACAGAACGATGGCTGATGCACTCACGATTGAGGATAAATATTATAAGATGAGAAATCGTGCGGAGACATCAGAAGCTCGCAATGATATGAGAACTGCTGCGGGACGTAAAGTGGCGTTGAAGCAGAAGCGTGCCAAGCCGAAGGGGTGGCGATCTAAGTTTGATTTTAGAGGATAGAGATGGCCAAGTATAAAAAGAAACCAGTAGTGATTGAAGCATGGGAATTTGATGGTAGGTTGGATTTCAGCAAAACTCTCCCAAAAGAAATTAAGGATGATATAGACAACTTTCGACTTACACAAGACGGTAAGTTGAAAGTTAAAACATTAGAAGGCGACATGTTTGCTAATATAGGCGACATGATTATCAAAGGTATCCAAGGAGAATTTTATCCTTGTAAACCAGATATATTTGAAAAAACTTATGAATTGGTAGGATGATAATGCCAGAATACTTCACACCAAATAAATTTGCATTAGCTGTCCGTCAAGGATTTGAGCGTAATAAGCGACACAGGCGTGCTCGTGCTATGTTCATAAAGGAGTATGTTGGCCGGTACTACGTATCAGAGTATGGATTAACTGGTGAGGAACCGATCAACTTGATATTCAATACGATCCGTGCGACAGTGCCCAATCTCGTGATGAAATCTGGTATCAATAAAGTAGCAACAGAAATTGTTGAATATGAACAATATGCTTACTTGCTCGGACTCGCATTAGATAAGGGTGACAAGCAAATAAAGATCAAAGATACATTACGTGCCGCTATTGTCGATGCGTTCTTTATGATGGGCATAGCTAAAACTGGTTTAGCCGGTGGTGGCCAGATATTAAACTTCGGTGACATCTTCATTGACGAAGGCCAAGTATATACTGATCTTGTTGACTTCGATGATTTCACTGCCGATCCATCATGTAAAGATTACCGCAAAGCAGCTTTTCTTGGTGACAGGAATCGAGTTCCGAGACAGATTTTGTTGGACGATGATGAGTTTGATCACGATCTCGTGATGAGAATACCGAAGTCAGTCCATCCTAATGCCAAAGATAAAGTTGAATCTCTTAGTAAGAGAAATTTCAGCGATAGTGAGATGTATACGCTTCAGGATTTTGTAGATGTTGTGGAAGTATTTGTACCAGGAGCTAATGCATTACTCACTATACCAGATCCACATCAAATAATTCTTCCTGAATATCTTGCTGCACGAGATTACTATGGCCCGAAAGAAGGACCGTATTCTATACTTGCCTTGACACAGCCAGTACCAGGCAATCCATTTCCGGTAGCTCCGGTCGGGATTCATTATGATCTACATGTGATGGCCAACAAGATGATGGTCAAACAAATGAATCAGGCTGATCGCGAGAAGAGTCTTGGTATTGTAGATCCGGCGGGTGCTGATGAAGCTGAGGATATAAGAACCACCGAAGATGGTGGAATGGTGATGGGCAATCCTGATACTGTTAAGGTAATTACTTTTGGCGGCAACAATGTTAAAAGCGAAGCTATGCTTCAGCAGTGTCAGATATGGCATAATTATATGTCAGGTAATCCAGATCAGATGTCTGGTTTAGTATCTAATGCTGAGTCAGCAACACAAGCTAATATTCTACAGGCTAATGCGACTATCACTATTGAAGATGCACGTGGTATGATTTATGATTTTGCCGCGGATACTGTTGAGAAGAGGGCTTGGTATATACACACTGATCCGTTTATGGACATCATGCTTTCCAGAAGGAAACCAGGTGGTGAGAATGTTCAGTTGCATCTGACACCGGAACAAAGAGATGGTGACTTTCTTGATTATACGTTTACTTTGAAAGCAAGATCGATGTCACGCCTTGATCCGGCTGTTAGAACTAAACGTATTGTAGAGTTCGGTACTAATATTTTACAGAGTATAATGAACTCTGCTATGATAGCAATGAACATGGGGCTGCCATTTAATGTTCAGACAGCTTTAACAGACATTGCAGAGGAACAAGGTATTCTTGAAGATGTTCGAGACTGGTTTGATGATCCACAGTTTATGCAGCGTATTCAGTTGCGGATGGCGATGAATCCTCAGCCAGTAGGTAAGGCTACACCAGGACAGAGTGGTGGTACTAAAGGTATCGCACAACAATCTAAAACACAGACTCCATTTCAGGAGAGAAAACAAACAGAACAGATAGGGGCCAATGAAAGTCAGTCGGCCAGAACAAGTGAACCGGGAGTATGATTATGCCATACGATAAATACAATTCACCGAAAAAGAAAAAAAGTAACTGGGTTTCCAGGCTCAAGAAAAGTGTTGCTTCATTGTGGGGACCAGGCCATAGTCCAGCCGGTAAAAAATATATTGCTAAGAAAAAACAATATACATCTTTGGCTACTAAAGGTGTTGAAAGACGATTGAAAGCTGCTGGTCTTACAGATGCAGAAATAAAAAGGTTGAGGTAACGATATGCAGTTATATAAATTTGCTTGTGACTGTGGACACAGACAAGAAGTGACATGGCCGATGAATCGCTCTAAGGAACTTCTTGTGTGTGCGTGTGGTAAGAAAATGTATCGAGAGTATAATTTCCATAATAAGAATATGAGTTATAGCCGCCCTATACATTCAGATTCACTTGCCATCGCACCAAGTCAACGGGTAGAACACGAGCAAAGATTTCCTGATATAAAACTTGATGCGGCTTGTCGTCCTATTTTTGATAACGTCCAGACGCATCAAAAGTATTTGAATGATTGTAATCTGGTGAAGGATCGCCAGAAACTAAAAGTTAAGGGAGTTAGAATAGTTTAGTAAATTATCTTACCCTCTGAGAATTATCTTAGAGCAACTTAATTGAAAGGGTGAAGTTATGCGTAAGTTTATGGAAACTACAGAAGTGAGTGAGACAAATGAAACTGAACATGAGCAGCAGCCTTTGAAAGAAGTAGATGCGGCTGTTGATAATCCGGTGTTGGTGAATACTGTTCAGGAGAGATTAGATAATCTCAATAGGCTCACAAAAGAAGAAACGACAGTTTCAGATGAAGAGGTTGATGATTCTACCTCTGAAGTTAAGGATGGTAGTGACGCACAGGAGAGCGATCAGACAGAATCTCAAACTGAATCAACTGAATCTACCTCGGAAGCGGAAGTTAAAGAGGATGGCAGTATCAAAATACCGGATGCTTATATGCGGGCTGCTGTTCATCACGGATTGAATAAAGAAGATGTTGGTGACATGGTTAAGGCTAACCCTGAATCAGCTATGAAGTTGCTTGAGAGTTGCTACTTGAGCGTTAATAACGCATCGCGCGAATGGTCAGAATTAGGTCGTGCAAAGATTGAAGTGGAACGTGCAAAGACTATAGAGCAGACTGTTACTGAAGTAGTTGAGCAGGTAGACCCAACTATGGCGGCTAAAGTCGCTAAGTTGAGGAAAGAGTACCCAGATGATCCGCTGATTGAAGTTATCATCACTGATCTGGAAAAGAAACCTAAACCTGTTCAGCAAGTACAACCTGTTCCACAGGCACGGCAGAATTACGAAACTGCGACTGCACGAGCCAATGTAGCAGGTAACCTTGCTATTGACCAAAGGGTTAATGCTTTCTTTGGTGCCGACACTATGACACCCTATGATAAGTTCTATGGCAAACTTGAACTTGGCCAGATTCCAGAAGATCTTACTAATGGTCAGCAACTTAACAGAATCACTGTTCTTCAGGAAGCTGAATTTATAATGGCCGGGCACAATAGTAGGGGCCAAAAGATCGAAGTAGAACAAGCTCTTGAGAAAGCACACTTCATTGTCACTGAACCTATTAGAAAGCAAGTGATACGTGATGGCATAAAGGCAACTGCGACAAAGCGTAAGAATAGTATGACGCTCAGACCGTCTGAGAGCAGACGTACAGGTGATAGTCTTAATACTGGGTCATCTAAACCAAGAAACAGAAGTGAATTGGAATTGTCGGTCCAACAGAATTTAGACCGTGTATTTAAGAATTAAAAAGGAGTAAGAAATGGCTGGAACAAAGAATGCAGATTTGATTGACTTGATTGCAACTACTCTGCCAAATCTCCCTGAGCAATACTTTGAGGTAACGTGGACGAACAACGACTACGAAGCCTGCCGTATCTATCAGAGAGAACGGATGGAAATTGACGGCGGGACTTCAATCAAACGTAAAGTTATGTTTAGCCCGACCGGAAATGCTCGGTATCGCAGACTTTTCGATACTGATGATCCTGCTGTGTCGGATGTGATGGTTGAAATTGATGTACCCTGGACTCAGATAGGTACACATTATTCTTGGGATATTCTTGAGATTAAGCGTAATGCTAATTCCGCAAGGGGATTCATTCGTTTACTCGAAACCAGACGGATCGATGGCCTGTGGAGTCTTGCAGATTTGATCGAAGAGCGTTTCTGGAAAACCCCGGATAGTTCAACCGATGATTTGAATCCATATGGTGTGCCGTACTACCTCAATATGTTAGATGTAGGTGGGACAACTGCTGGTTTCAATGGAAAAAATGTTGTTTTCGGAGATAGGAGTCTAAGTGTTACTTGTGCAGGTATTAGTACAACCACTGAGCCGAGATGGGCTAACTGGGCGGCTGTTTATACGAAGGTGGACAATGCTTTACTTGAGGCTTTTCGTTTAGCTTTTACGAGAACCAAATTCAAAGCTCCGTTGATTATCAACGATCCGTCACAGGCACGTAATGCTGCCAAGAGAGTTTATTGTAACAGTGATACTATCGTGAAGTTACAGGTATTAGCTGATGCAAGAGATGATTTCCATCGTGGTAAAGATGTACTTGGCAATATTCGTATCGATGATGGTGCTACAGTGTATCTGAATCGTTTGCCGGTTGTCTATATTACTCAGCTTGATGATGCACAAGTTGCACCCACAGGTGCCGCTTCTGCAACCATGGAAGTAGATCCGATCTATTGTGTGGACTTCGAGAAGTTCATCCCTTATGTTCAGGATGGTTACTGGATGGAAGAGGGTGAGCCGATGACTGATAGACTTCAGCATACGACTTTCACTATCTTCCTGGATGGCTCTCATAATAACCTGTGCGTCAATCGTAGACAAGCGGGCTTTGTCCTCCATAAACCCATTGTGGCTTAACCAACACCAATCATGTTGGTGTAACTGAAATATTAACCTGGTAGGGTATGATAGCCCTATTGACAACAGGAGAATAAAATGAGTAGAATACAAAATATGGGTGTGGGTGCCTATGATGTTGGTTGCCGCACTAAACGAGTT